CGTGCATCAGTTCTATTTAACACGTCGGTTTGTCATTCACGACGTTATACCGCTTTGCGGAGTTCTATTTAACGGTCGGTTTGGCTGTCACGACCTAGCAATGGCTAAGCGAGGAGTTGGCCGAGCATGGCGGCTCCGGCGCCAATTGCTCCAGGTATGCCGCCGAGGGTGGCGAGGCGACTGCCGGCGAATTTGAGGCCTTTGCTGGCGATGGCTTTGAGCCCGGACAGGAACGAGGTGCCCTCAATAGCCGACTTCTGATCGTTAGTTTTGTACAGGCGCGATGCCTCAGCCACCGCAAGAGCGCGACTCTGAGTGCCAGGCTCATTGGGGATGCTGGGGTAGGAAATGCGCGGCATGAACTTGCTGACGTTGATAGCCTGTGCCAACTCAAGGGGGTTGGAGATGTTGGGGCGCGAGCCGCCGAGAACCGACAAGTTGGATCGCACCTCGATCTCCCAGTGAATGGTGATCTCGACTTCGATGATGGGCGAAGTAGATGCGGTGTCCAGACCTTCCCAAACCAACGAGATGTAAGGAAGGTTTTGCCAGTTGCCGTCAAGCTCAAAGGTGCCAGAGGTAGGCGAAGTGGGGTGCAACGCGGGGCCGAGGTAGCGGTTTGTGCCTGCAGGTGTATTCGACGGAACAACATTCTCTGCAATGCCAAAGCTGCCGCGTGACGCGTACTGGCCATAATTCTGGTAGGGCGCTCCCATGTCGCCGGGCACGTTGCGCCAGAGAGCGGACTCGGGTGCTTCGGGCACCCAAATGATCTCGGCCTCAACGTTCGCAGGCTGCTCCATTGAGTACTCGCCGTCTAGTCCATCGGCCACGGCCACGTAAGAGGACGTGTAGGGGAAGACCGTGGACATAGCGTTGACCCCTGGGGGATCAAATGGGCAGAACTGCTCGTTGGCATCGTGGGCGTTGACGACGAGTCGACCCTTGGCTGTGAGCGGCGCGCCGATGTAAGTGACCTTGACCCCCATGGCAGTCGGGCGGACAGCGTCCGCCTGACTGACAAGTGACTCAAAGTCACGGTCACCGACGACGTTCTGCACGCCCGGCGCCGTGATGACGCTGCTCGCCCCAGCAACGGTGGTGTAGTTGGTGTAGTCGGCGCTTCCGGCAGTGAGGCAATGAAACTGAACTGTGCCATTAGCTCCTTGACGAGCAAAGCCCGGGCTGAACGCACCACCTCCGATGGTTGGTCGCAGCAACATGACTGCCATGCCGGAGTTGATTCCGCTGATGGCTGTGGCGACTGGGATGCGGTGGCGTGTTTTTGCGACTGTGGTGTTGGAGCCAATTCCGTCGGGGTAACGAGTGGCGGGCTGTCCCCAAGGGTCGGCAATGGCCGCGAGGAGGTCGTTGCGGGCCGACTTGGATTGCAGCGTGGTCTTGGCTCGCCCGCGCGTGGGCCGTAGGCCAGTCGAGCTGACTGAGATAGACTTACCCTTTGGGCCAGCGGAGACGACAATCTTCTTTGTGCGCTGTTTCGCCATTGCATATGGTGCGTGTCTGTTGGTTACTAGATCGTGGAGCTTTCAGAATCCAGAACACAATTGTTATATCACCCGGGAAATTTTCTTTCTACGAGCGACTGCGGGGGTGTACAAATTTTCTTTTGTAAACGGTGTCGTGCACGACAAACAACACCGTGACCGCAGCCCCTCGACGCCGGCGCACCTAGCGCCGGCGATTTGTCTTCGGGTCGGCCCGCTTCGCAGATTTGTTCTGCGTCTTGCGGGCCTGCCTGAGCGTAGCGAGGCTAGCTTTGTACTCAGGCGTACGCTTGTAGTGCCAGTAACATAGGTCGTGCTCTGGCGCTACAGGTTTGCCGCAGACACCACCGTCAGTGTTGCGGCCTGTGCAGCGAATCACATCGGACTGGCTGCCGCCGACGTCGCTAAACGCGGCAAGGCTGGAGTCAGAACGGGCCGTGGCAGGAGGCGGGTCTGACGTAGAATCATCATCACGGGGCTTGTCGCCGGCGCAGTTGGCCGTTTCAACGACCTCACCATTGACGACGATGTCGCGCTCCTTGTGCTGTTGGCGGAGCAGCGGCATGCACGGAGCAAGCTGGAGAAAGCCTGTGCCGTCAGGGATCGTACTGGCCCAGGCTAGCGTGTCTCGGAAGGTCGCCCAGTCGAACTCGGGCATGAGCACGTACCACTCGTAGAGCATCCAATCTCCATACTCGTTCGGGTACTGCTCAGACGCCTCGTGACGAGTATAATGGGGCCTGAGTAGGTATGGATCGCCGGTCGGGATGGGCCGGCCGGTAGACTGGAAGTAGCTGCGCGCCAAATCGCCATAGACTGGAGTATTCGAGTCGCTCAGCAAGTGACCAGCGAGCTTCTGCTCCAGCTTGGTGATGGGCGTCACGTGCGAGGGCAAAGGTGCGGTGATGTGGAACTTGTACAGGCGACGCGGATCGTGGATGGATGACGGATTCCCCCACCAC